CTTTTTGTATGCTTTCCTAATTTTAGGAGAAAGTTGGATAGTGCGTGTCATGGTGGTTCGAGGAACATCCATACCCACATCTTTTCTACGCATGATGATAGCTTTATCCGCCAAAGCTCTTTGGATTGATACCGTGACCCCCTTCTTCGGTATCCACCCATGTCCTGAATAACCGGGGCGAAGATATTTTGCCCGCCAATGCCAAAATGAATCACATCCCATAAACGAATCATAAAGAAAAGCCATCTGGCAAAACCATTCTGTATCGCTTTCCGGAGAAGGGGTGCCGGTTAAAATCCAACGATGTGGAACAGTACGAAAATATTTCAAATAAAATTTAGTGACTTTTGCTTTAGGATTTTTTACAAAATGTGATTCATCCAGCACCACCGCATCCCATGTCCACCTTAAAAAATAATCGCCAATGCTTCGATATGATTCTCGATTAGTTAAGATGAACATAGCATCTTTACAGGTTAATGCTTGAGACATTAAATCCCATCGTTGTTTTGATGTTCCAAGTAATCTACAATATTTAACCCCTTCTTCTGCGAGATCGTCTTCCCACGACCCTATCGCAGAATTTGGTGCGACTATTAAAAACTTCAAACCATTTTCTGCGGATAAGGGTTTATAGGTTAAACATCTACGGATACAAATCAGAGTTTTTCCTAACCGCATATCTAAAAATAATGCATTAGCCTCCCCTTTCGTTTTTTTAAACGCCTCTCGTTGATGTTTATATAGCGCGCGTTTTTTAATCATTTTGTTTTTTTCAATTTCTTACGTATTGGTTTTTTACTTGTGCGCTGTTTTACTAATTCAACAATACAAGTTGATTCTGACTTCTCCTTCCATATCTTATCTTTTTGTAAATGCACAACCGCAGCGTGAATGCTTTTCCATTGTGCTTCTGAAAATGTAATAACAACTAAATCATTATCATCATTATTTTTATTCTCAGTAACGTCAGGAGTATAGTTTGTATCTAATAATTTTTCTACTTCTACAGGAGTAAACATTGTCATTCCTGTATTATAATTATCAGCATCCAAATCATTAACAAGAATGGATAATTGATCGTTATCAAACATGCTTGTATCTGTGGTTTTATTGTCAGCTATCAAAAAAGCTTTAGCCTGCGATTCTGTTAAATGATCTGCACGTACGGCAGACATATGTGTCATACCTAAACGTTTTGCCGCTTCAAGCCTACCATTGCCTGCAATGACATAATTGTCACCACCCCAAATAGCAATTGACCCGAGCTCTCCAAATTCTTGAAAACTACTCATGATTGAATTTATATTTACCTCATTATGAATTCGTGGATTATCTGGATGTGGCTGGACTTCGGTCAATGCTATAGATATTGTTTTTACTTTTTTTATTTTAGTGTTAGTTGGTGAGTATGTTGATGATGCTTTTTCTTTGCTCTTCTTCTTGCTTTTAACATTATTTTTTTTAACCGTATTCTGCATGATAGGTGGAGTATGTCCTGGAGCGAGTCCATGATTTTTTAATGCTGATTTGATGTTAGTAAATAATACGTCAGTGCCGTTGTTTTTTAACGTATCGTTTAATCGTTTCTTTGCGATAGTTGCTGTCCTTCCGGATGATATAGCCAGTCCGGATGATGATTCTCGTGCATCCCATCCTTTATTATCAACACTACGACACAAGAAGAACTCAAAATCAGTAAACTCCTTAACGACTAAAGTTTTCGTTTGATCTGCCTGAATAAACTTTTTTTGTTTAACATCATAATAATAATATTTCATAATTAAATATCCAATCTGTTTTAAATGTTTAAAGGTTTACAAATATTTACGAGAAAATTTAATAGCGTTTTTCACTGCTTGTTTATAATAAGTATCTTTCAACTCAATACCTAGTCCACGTCTACCATTAGCAATAGCACCACACACCTCACTACCAACCCCCATAAATGGAGTTAATACATTATCGCCCGGATTACTCCACATAGCCATGCATCGATTTATAACATCTAATTGAAGAGGGCATATATGTTTTTCATTATCTTTATCTTTTATTTTATCGTATTCAAGACAATGTTTAATTCGAATATCATACCACACGCTAGACGCATAATGTTGCCAAATCCAATGGCTCCATTTATTTGTTTTTGGATTATCCCAACCTTCGCGATATTTATCTAACGATTTTGGAATAGGTGCATACCCATTACGTATGCGTTCAATATCGTTAATTTCTCCAAAATATTCTGTAAATCCTTTAACATGTTTTATAGGTTTTTTATTTCTTCCCTTTTTTCTGAATACTAATAAAAAATCAGCACCGGCATTATCGCATCTACTTGAATCTTTTACAATCTGGGCATGGCGTAAACCGATAGCTCGTGTTTTTAATGCCATCCGAAGAGGCTCTTTCCAAATCACATATCGTGCGTGATACGTAAAACCATTACGTTGATAGCTTTTAATAATATCCCCGGGAAAATCATTCAACCCTCCTGTTTTGTTACATAAATCCATGCAATGTACACAGCTCAATCTACCGTCTTTTGTTGTTCGTGATAATTCTTTTACAATGAATTCATAATGTGATAGAAATTCATCATAATTAACACAATTACTCAAATCACGTTCATTTGAACTATACGCATACAAATCTGCAAACGGTGGGGAATAGATAGATAAATCAATAGAATTTTTCGGTAACGTCTCCATTACTTCTACACTGTCCCCATGATATATTGCAAATTTATCTGTAATTTTTTGATTGTTTACAGCCATGACGGTATCGCCTCCTTTTTATTAAATGTCACTGAATCGTTTAAATAATTTTCATTGTTCATTTCACGCACTAACGCTGAATACATTCTTGAAGTTTTCCTATCCTTTCTTTCCACGTTATCTAATATTTTTTGCTCTCCGGGTGTGGCGATTATATCCACAGTAACATCCGAAGTTTGCCCAAACCTCCAACATCTACGAATCGCTTGATAATATTGTTCATAACTATGTGATGGAAAAAATGTCATATGTGCGCAATGCTGCCAGTTAAGTCCAAATCCCCCTATTCGTGGTTTAGTGACTAACACTCTTGTATTACCGTTAGAAAAATCAAGTAATTTTTTCTCCTTAATTTCATTGGAATCTCGACCACTAACTTGTACGGCATCTGGAATAAGTTTCTCTAACAAATTTCCTTCAATATCTAAAGAACACCAACATATCGAAGGCTTACTTCTTTTATTTACAATATCTGCGGATTGCTCGCATCGTTCATTCACCGTACCATTTAATTCCTCACGTTCTTCTTTTAACATTGTTGAAATACAAGGAAGTAAATACCCGTCACGAACAAAAGCTGAATCAACTATATGTACGTTTGTTATTAATTTTGGCAAAATAAATTTATCATCCGCATAACCAAGATCGCTTGGTTTACGTAGAGCTTTAGCCCATGTACACATCCACCGCCAAAAGTGTTTTTCAGCATGACCCTTAAAGTCCCATTTCTGTGTAGTTCCCCAAGTGCTGTACATTGCCCCGTCTTGGCTTTTAAAGAACATAGTAAGCATATCTAAGTGACCAAGATTTCCAAGTGCCTCTGAGGCTGTCCCTAGCTCTGTATAATCATTTGGGGAGGGGGTCGCCGAGCATAATAAACGATATGGTACTTTGTTCATAAATCTTGTTACAAGCTTTCTTCGTTGACCGGAACAATGTTTTATCACGCTTGATTCGTCAAGCACCACCCCGACATAATCATTAGGATTAAATTTATGCAATTGCTCATAATTTGTCACTATCATTTTATTGGTACACTTTGCATTTGAACGTACGACATTGATTTTAAATTTTTCACCCTCTGTAACAGTTTGAGAAGATACCGCCAATGGGGCTACAACCAAAACAGATTTATTTGTATGCTCAATTATATTTTGCGCCCATGCTAATTGCATGGGTGTTTTACCCAAACCGCAGTCTGCAAATATTGCTGATCTTCCTTTCTCTGTACTCCATTTCACTAAATGTTTTTGAAAATCGTATAAAAAATTATGTTTGATTTTAGATACGAACCCGTTACCAAATTTCAATTGAGATTTTTTTGTAATAAATTTATTGTAAGTATTCATCAAGAAATAGTCTCCATATACGCCATAATATAAAAAAGCTCGTGGGATGGTAGTCTTCTGCTATTCGTTTATTTCACAGCATAGCTCCTTCGATCAACCACCCCACCGAGCAAAATTAATTCGTTGATACTGCCGGCAATAAATCAAACGCACGTTCATTTATTTTTTTACCGCGCCCGGAGTATAAACCTTTCCATCGCGTCTCTCTGCGAGAAAGGTTTAGCCTGCTTTTGTTAAACATGGAGTGACTCGTGTATCGGGTTATCGTATTGTACAAAAGCCACGATGATGGGTTTTTCTTAGTATCGTAGCGTTCTGTTTTCGCCTCAGCTACAAAAGAATTGCGAAGCTCGGCAAGCGTATTTTTCCACATAGCCGTAGAATTATCTTCAACCTCAAATATTGATTCAATAGTTGATCCTATGTTGTTGACATCAATTTTCTTTTCTGTCATGTGATTAAAAGCATCC